CTGCCATTGCTTGTTGTTCTGCGCGATCGCGAGGGCGCCCGTAAGGCTTCCCTTCGCCATCGCGAGCGCGCGCACATATCGCGTGAAGGGGATCGCCTTGTCGACGCGCGAATTCACAGTGATGTAGCTCTGATGCTCCCTGGCCGGAGCCCCGCGTTGCGAGGACGATTTCGCCGGATCCGCGCCGGCAGAGCCGTCCGCGCCCGCAGCTTTCGCGTTGACAGCTGTCGCACTGACCGCCATGCGTTTCTCGTGATCACGCTGGCGCTGCAGATGTCCGTCGATGGTGTCGACGTCGGTGGCCAGGCCGTCGTATTCCTGCTGCTCGGCCTCGGTGAGGGTTCTCCCCTCCTGATTCGAGAGCTCCATGAGCGCGTCCATCCGCGCCATGTGTGCCGCTCGTTTCGCCTCGTAGGAGGCGATCTGCTCTTTCATGCTGGGTTTCACGGTGCTTCCTTTCAGTAAAACAGTGCCGCGTGGACCCGAAGCGCCGGGAGAGGAGCTCATCCGCACCGCGAAGGACCGCCTCTCGCCTGACGCGGCGAGCGATCCCTGGTTGGCCGGATGATCGAAATGCGAGACGTTCTTGAAAGAATTCTTCGGCTTGTCTTTCTTCTTTGGCGGGTTCATGGCGATATCGGCGAACCCCTTGTCGACCGCGTCCTGCGGCGCGAGCCAGGTCTCCGCTTCCATCATCGTCATCACGTCCGCCACTTTTTGACCGGAGCGCCGCGCGTAGACCTCGGCGATCGCCGTGTCGATCTGATCGAGCAGGCTCGCGACTTGCTGCATGTCTTTCTTGTTCCCGACCACCATTCCCCAGGCGGAATGGATCATCAGGAACGCGGCCTCGCCCATCTCGATCCGGTCGCCGGCCATCGCGATGACGGAGGCCGCGGAGGCGGCAAGGCCGAGCACATGCACGGTGACCTTCCCCGGGTACTCCCGAAGCAGGTTGTAAATCGCTACGCCCTCGAACGCGTCGCCGCCCGGTGAGTTGAGGACCACGCGCACGGGCGCACCCTCCATGCGCTTGAGTGCGTCCTTCACCATCGGCGCAGAAACCATGCCCATCCAGTCCGGGCCGATCTCATCGAGGATCGAGATCTCGCCTTCGTCGGCCGCCGGCGCGCTCTTCGCTGCGAGCTGCGGATCCCAGCGCTCGAGCGCCGATTGCGGAGTACGGAGCCTCAGGGCCTCGGACTTCTCGAGGTGGATGGACGGGAGCTTTGTCCTCAGGGATGCGCGCTGGCTCGCGCCGTCTTTCCCGTCGATCAGCTCCAGCAGCGTCGACGCAGCGGATTCGATCGCTGAATCTCCCTGAGCCGCGGCGCGCGATTTCGCGGCGATCACGCCGGCGCGATAGACCTCGCCGTCCTTGCCGAACGGATATCCGAAATGCGCCTTCGTGTCGCTCGGCTGGTCTGTGTGGACCGCGAGGTGATACTTGCCGAAGCTCTCCCAGTCGTCGCCCTTCGGCCCGAGCAGAGCATCGCCGTCGGAAGCGGAGAAACTCCACGAGCCCTTGTTCACCTTGCCCGCGGCGATCAGGTTCTTCGCGTGGGCGACGCCGGCGGCATTGACTGAGATCATGGTTGTGCTCCGTGCTGGGGATCTGGCTTGACGTCATGGCGCTCTATGTGGAAGCGCTGGACGACAAATCGCTGCGTTTGCTGGCCGATGAGCGCGAACCGGACCCAGACGCTGATCGGCTTGGGCTCGAGGAAGCCCATGACGTCGTTCGCGCGCGCCTTCTGGATCGTCATGAGTGCTCCGGAAAAAGAAAAAGGCCGCGCGATGGCGGCCTTCGTTTAAACGAGCTTCGACTTCAGATGAAGAAGAGCTGCGGCTCCGTCTTCGGTGCTTCCGCTTCTCCGTTGAGCGCAAGGCCAATCGCCATCGCGAGCGCCACGATTCCGTCGATCCGCCCTTTCGAGCGCAACTTGTCGAAGATCCGATTGTTCTTCGGATCGGGCTTCAATACCGCGCTCGCGCTATTCCAGCGCAGGCACGGGTTCAACTTCACGCGCAAGAGCCCTTTCATCACGAGGTCCTCGAGCAGCTCGACAGATCGCGGCATCCACAGATCCGGAGCCGGCTCTTCGCCAGAGGCCTTCGCTTTCTCCTTGCCTTCCTTGTCGCTCGCCTTGAAGTAGCCCTGCGAGTGCGGCACCAGGCGTAACTCGATCGCGGCCTCGGCGAGCTCCGTCTCAAAATATTTGATGCGGTACGGGTCGAAGGCCTCGGAGTCGAAGTCGTAGATCTCCTTCAGCTCTCCGAGGCGCTGCGCGACGAATGCGTAGTCGACCGCTCTACCTGGTGTCGCCCGCACATGCCCCTGCTTCACCCAAACGTCGTAGGGCACCTTGTCTGCTTTCGAGCGCTCGGCGAGCGTGATTGCCGGCGTCCAGAATTCCACGAACGCATCGACGCCGCCGTCCTCGCGCTGGAAAGCCATCGCGTGTGCGGTCAGATCTCGCGTGCCCGAAAGGTCGAGGCCGCCATAGCCGCGGCGCCCGCGCAGCTCCTCGAGGTCGAAATCTTTCTCGCAGGCGCGCCACAGGTCGCTGTCGATCCACGGGCTCTCGGCGTCCACCCATTGGCAGAAATTCAGCCTCCGGACGATGCTTTCCTTGCTCGGCATCCCGCGCGCTTCGCTCACCTGGTCGCGCAGGTATCGAGTCTGGATCGAGACCCCGAGATTCGGGTTGGCCTTCGGCCAGCAGGCCTCGTCTACCATCGGGTCGTCGCCCTCATCAAGGCTGCAGACATAGGCGAACCAGGAATCGGAATCGGCGAGCGGCACCTGGCCTGAGAGCACGCGGTCGGAGTACTCGTGATGCTGGTAGCAGACCGTTGTCCGGTCGAAGCCGCTATTCGTGATCTCCAGGATGAGCGCGCTGCGGCGTCCCTTCGTTCCGGCGCGCATCTTGTTGCACACGAGATCGTTCGTGTGCTCGTGCACCTCGTCGATCCCGGCGTAGTGCACGCGCTTTCCGTCCAGGCCTCGCTTCTCGGCGCTGATCGGCTTGTAGAAGCTCCCGGTCTTCCGATTGACCAGATTGTAGACTTCCTTCTCGCCGTGCTGCTCCACCAGCTCGCGCAGATCCTCGCTCGCCTGGACCATGTTCACCGCGTCCCGGTATTGGATCTTCGCCTGATCCTTGACGGCGGCCGCGGCATAGCACTCGGCCTTTGGCTGACCGTCCGCGTTCTGCATGTAGAGGCCGATGCCTGCGGCCATCGGAGTCTTGCCGTTCCCCTTTCCGACCTCGATGTAACCCACCCGAAACCGGCGGGCCACGTCGTCCCAATACCACCCGAACAGGGACCCGACTACGAACTGCTGCCACAGGTCGAGCTTGAACGGCTCGGCATCCTCGAAATGGATGATCTCGTCGCCCGAGACCGGATCCTTCTCGACGTCCGGCAGCCGCAGAACATCAGCGAAGAACTCGATCGCGCGGAGCGCCCGATCCGGCCTCCAGATCAGGCCTCGCCCGGGCCCGCGCTCCAGATCCGCCAGGTGCCGCTCGCCGGCCTTCCGTACGAGCGGCCCGGCCACGATGCGCCGGTCGACGACGGCCTGCGCGTACTGGAGGACTGGGTCAGCTGAAATACTTGCCGGCATTCTTCGACTTCTTCGGCGCGCCTCCCTCGTCGTCCTTCCGTAGCCCGAGCTCGACGAGTTGCTTCTTCAACTCCTTCGTCTCAGTCGCATTCATCGCCTTCCCTGACCTGAATTTCGCCATCAGGACGGCCGCCATCTCGAAGGTGAAGCGGTTTTCCTTCGTGTGGAGCGCGCTGCCGGTGCTCTCGAACAGATCCTTCCACGCCGCCTTCTGCGGCGCCTTGAAGTGGCTTGGCATGACGAGCTCGGGCGCAGTCCCTGGCGTCGATTCGGTCGCCGCCGGCTGCACCAGCTTCAGATTTTTTTCCATCAGGCGCGCACCTCGCATTTCCCCCGCGCGATCGGCGCGGTTATAGGTGCGATCTTGTTCGACTTACGGATATTGCAGCCTCGGCATGCGCACTGGAGATTCTCATGGGTATGCTGCCCGCCCCTTGAGATCGGGACGACGTGATCGAGTTCCGGTGCACTGCGCTCCACGGTTCCGCGAAGCTCCTTCGGCGTATCCCCGCCACAGATCCTGCATCGCCAGCCATCGCGCTCGAAGATTCGGAACGGGTCTACGCGCTCGCCCCCGGGCGCGCAGCGGACCGCTGCCTTGCGCTTGGCGTTGTGAATGCGATTCGAAAGATCGCGATTCGAAGGCCGCTTGGCGCAATAACAGGCCCAGCACTTGGTCGATCGTGGCCATGTTGGTGCGCCGCAAACAGAGCACGAGCATCTCTTTGCCGCTTCGCTGGTATAGCGGCCCCTGTCGTAGGCACGAAGCTGCTCGCCATTCTTACGGCGATAATCCCTGCGTCTACAAGTACCTGAGCAATAAGATGCCGGTCGGCCACGGCCCGATCTGGCAGGTATGGCCTCGCCGCAAGTGCATCTGGATTGCGAGAAAATTTTCACCGATACCTCAAATTCTCAAATATTTTTCGGGCGTAGGAGCTGCGCGGTCCTGCGCGAGGAACGAATTTTCATTTCTTCACCACCCCCCCATCCTTTTCCCAGATTGGCCAGCCGTCTCGATCGAAGCCGACCTTATCGCGCGATCGTTTGCCTTCGTCTTCAAGGGTCTTGATCGCGTGGCAATCGTGGCTGATCGCCTGCAGGTTGGCATCGTCGTCGGTGCCGCCTTGGGCGCGATCGACCTCGGTGGCAAGCCTGGTGCGGCCAGCAGTCTTGCAATGACGGCACTGGCAGAGGTAATTGTCTCGCTCGAGGATCCGCTTGCGGATGGCTTGCCAGTCCGCACCGTATCCCCTTGATTGACGTGAGGATGCGGGCCAGTTCATCCTGGCCATCTGACTTTCCTCGGGTTCAGAAATGCGAAGGGCCCGCTGGTGTTCTTGCGAGCCCTGGAAATACTTCGGGATATTTAGCAGATTGCAGGCTATTTACGCCCTTAAATGGTAGATGTCAAGTTCTCATCGTCGCTACTCCACTACGCCTGAGGCCTTGAGCTTGGCCTCGATGGCATACCTGGCCTGCGCTTCCTCGGCTTTTAGGTAGGTGATCGCCTTGTTAGCGTGGGCGCTGGCTGTGTGGCGCTCGACTCCTGATGCGTGCGCAGCATCGGCCAGGCTTTGCCTCACGCCGAAGTAGCGCCGAACGATCGCCAGCCTGAGGGTGAAGTTCACCGTCGTGCCCTTGAGCGCGACACTCCGTACATGGTTGGAGATTGCCGCGATCGCCTGCAGCCATTCCTCGTTCCCGCGCCAACCTGAGCTGCATGGTCGCCTGCATGGACAGGGCAGCGCGCGCACCGCGAATCGCGCGGTCAAGATATCACCGCGAAGGCCGAGCGAATCCACTTGCTCGCGAATCATCCCTGCCTGAGCTGCTCCATCGAGGCCTCCGAGGCCTTTGCCTTTGGGCCTTGCGCCGGCCATCATCGTCGCGAGCGCGGACGGCTTGAGGTGTCCATGCTTGAAATTGAAAGCGAAGCTGAGCGCGCCGTTCACTGTTCGGAAGAGCGGCTGCTCGAGGATCATCCGCGGACCTGCTTCATGAGCTCGCGGATGCGCGTGCGATTTATCAAGCGGCGCGTCGCCGCGCTGACGAGAGAGAAGTTCGGTTTGGACTTGCTGCATGGTTCTGGTTGGCGCTCCCTGATTGCGATCGCGCGCCGCTCGCCTGTCTCAATTCTCTCGGCGACGTCGGCAGGATCGCCGTACATCCACGATGGAAGGATCTGGCTTTTCAATGGTGCTGCGGCACTCGCCGCGGGTTGTGATATCCGGCCGGGAGCCAGCGCTGCAGATCCTCCTTGACATAATGCTTCGCACCGAGCCGTTGGCAGAGCTCGATCATCCGCAATGTGTAATCGCGCCAATCCGCAGTCTTCGTCATCGGGAGATAGTTCGCGCGTCCGATCTTGAACAGATCGACGAAGCTGTGCGTTTGCCTGACTATCTCGAGGCTTGATTCGATATCGAGGGTCGGCTCGAGGCTTACCCAGGTAAAGATTCCCTTTTCGTGGAAATAGCGCAACGTCGCGATTCGGTCCTCGGGGAGCTGCGCGGCGCGCTCCCACTTCGATGAAAAACGATCATCGAGGCTCGTCAGAGTCGATGCAAAGGCGTCGCGATCGGGGCGATAGAGATCCAGATCGCGAAGCGCGCGGCTGCCACCTTTTGTGAGCACGCAGATCCCCATGCCGTACGCCTGCAGGATCTGCAAGCTTGCACGCGTGATCGATGTGTCGACCGGGTTGTAGACGTCGGTGGTGAAGCTCAGCATCACCTGCTCGGTGATCTTGGCCGCCTGGTACTTCTTCGCGTCCTTCTCGAGGTGCTCGAGGAAATCTTCCCGCGGCACGGCGCCGGCGTCGAATTCGGCACGCTCCATGCGAAGGACCGCGGGGACATAGCAGTAGACGCACTTGTGGCCGCAGCCGCGATAGGGATTGGCCGCCAGCGCGGAGTACTCGCCGGCCTGTCCTCGAGGCGCGTAGATATACGAGCACCCGCGCACCGACACGCCATCGGACCTCAGGCTCGACAGGGGAATGAATGCCTCTGTCATTTTCCGAAAAAGATGCCGATGACGACCACAAGCAGGACTGCCAAGCCGGCGAGGTCCCTGATCGTCATCAGCTCTTCCGTGCTCACGGCGCCTTTCGCGTTTAAACGCTTGTCGGTAGCAAGCCGTGCGCCTCGCGCACCGCATCCGCTGCGACGTCGTTGCCCTGCTTGTAAAGGCTGCCGGCGCGCTCGAGGACCAGATCGCGGATCTGCTTCGCACCGAGCTGGCGCCCATCCTTGACGCCGGAGTTACGGCTTTCGGCCTTCGCGATCGCGAGCTCGTGCTGGTGCTTTGTCTCCTGCTCGGCCGCTCTGCGCAGCGCGTCCCTTTTCCTGCGTTTGTCTTTCTCGGTATTCGTCGTCATGATTTTCCCTCTCGTGGTTGAACTGCCATCAATGGACCTGCCGAAACGCAGATCCCGTTGAACTGAAAAGTGGAGGCTGCGGGCTCTCACGCCGGATCGGCTCGACGACCACGACAGCGCGCTCGCCGCTCTGGTCGGGCTCCATGCGATCGGCCGAGATCCTGCGCACCCAGGCGTCGTCCTTGTAGGCGACACCTTTCAGCGCGTCGATGAGAACCTTGAGC